TTATTTAACTTCTGTCAATGTCTTAGCATCTACCCAGACGTTACCGTAACGAGTTGATAGAGCAACACCGTTTGATGCTGCATCATTATCTACTACCTTGATGCGGTCTGAATGTAGGCGGAAGTAATCGCCCTTGTTGAGAGTTTGGTTAGAAGTTTTCTTCCCCTTACTATCAACCTTGTCGACTGATTCAACACCTAAACCATTAAGCGTCCAGTTCTTATTTGAACCACCGCCTAGTTCATTGCTATAAACTTGCCAAATACCGTTGATGTATTTCATATCGTCTACACGGTAAGCGGGCTTAGCCTTGAAGTATTCACCAACGTTTAGCACTTGATCTACTTTGTGATTAGACTTAGCTGGCTTAGATGGTGATGTGGTAACTGCGCCACCAACACCATACTTAATATCATGCTTTAATTGCGCATAAGAAATGCCCCACTTTTGCAAGAAGGGCAATGGGTCAACGTGGTCAGAACCATGTCCTGTACGTGAAGCATAGTTGTGAGTTTTGATACCAGTTGAGCTGGCAGTGTCTAATGTGAAGTCCTTAATGCCAGCTTCACGTGCTAATTGACGTGCTAACTCAATATAAATCTTGTAGTCACGGTTGAACTCTGCTTGACTACCTACGTGTTCGTTGAACTCGATTGAGGCATATCCGTACCAGTTCCAACTTCCACCAAGATCATACCCACCACCGTTCGTAGCAGCAACCTGAATAGCCTGTCCTTCTCCAACGATATGCGTGTAATAAGCGTTATTGTAAGTACGTGACAAATATGAAATTGAGTTGGCGTTGGTAGCGTTAGGATTACCAGTTGAGTGTAAATGTATTTGTGTAAATGGTGGCACTGCTAGTCCAGCTGCAACCGCAGGTTTACCCGGTACAACAATATTCTTAATCACATTAACCATTATCTTTATCACCTTTCAATTGTCGCACGGCTAATGCAATAACCGTGTCTAGTTGCTTCTCATCAAACTTCACGCCCAGCTTGTTAGCATTTAAGCGTTCAGTTAGAAATGACATTGCCGCCTTTTTCTTATCGGTTGAGCTATGCAAGTGTGTCTCTGCATATTGCACGGCTTGCATTGCCCACTCATTGAGCATGAGCAAGTTTTTATTCTTTGTGTGGGCAACTAAAAAACGGCTACCAGCGTAAGCTAGTGCCGTTAATAGTCCTGTGTTATATAGGAACAATACAATGTCCACAATGTTTTTAGTATTCATGAGGCATCTTGTCCTCCAATTCTTTAATGCGTTTAGTAAGCCCTTGGATAGATGAGTGGGCTTCCTTTAGTTCTGCAGTAAGTTCAGCGTTTTGCTTAATTAACGTACGGTTAGATTCCAACAACTCGTTATACATCTGTAAAAAATCTTTATCCGCCGTAACTGTCTTGCCGACATTCAGTTTCCAAATACCTAGCAACCCAGCAACAGCCGTTCCAACAACACTTAATAGGGCTGTCCATGTCGCTTGATTCATTTATTGCCCCTTTCCATTTTTGAACAGTGTGTTGTCAGTTGCTAAGTCTAGCAACATTCGTATCAACAAGTACATCAGCCCCAGTGGTACTAGCGTTACGTGCAGTGTGCTTAAATCACTTAACCAGAATGCCACCATCATCATGCAGGTAACACCAACTGCCAACAGACGTGTAATTTCACGAATGAAGTGGAATGAAATGTCCCAGATAGATTGAATAATCATTGCCACACTGACGGCTACTGTTACAAACTGAAACGCTGGTGTTGCTACAATACTGAATGAAGCTGGTGTATGAACGTTTAAGACTAAAAATCTGATGCTGAACATGAACGCAACGGTTATCAATTCAAGACCAGTGATGATCCAAAATCTATTCTTAACTATGTGTCGTAACAATTTAGTCACACCTCCTAAACGTTATTCAAGAAAGCTTTTACTTTATTGGCAAACATAGCATGTCCTTCTGCATTCAGATGGCTGATACTGTTACCATCTTCGGTATACTTAGCCAAAAACTCAGGACTATTCATGTAAACGCCCACTGAGCGTGAATCCAGGACTTCAATACCCCAAATATCATGAACAACGTGTACGAAAGCGTTCAAGTAATCAAGTTGTGTTGCCCCTACCTTGTTAACTGGGGTATTGACTGCCCAACAGGGCACACCAAATAACTTTTTGCCAAGATATTTCTTAATTAGGCCTTCACATAACACATTCAAAGCGCCTTTAAATGTTGTCACGTCCTTATCAGTGTCTTCACCAATTGGGATGTTGTGACCGTAGTCATTACGTCCACCCTCAACACCAACAATATCCAAATTGTCATCCATATCAGTGTAACGAACAACCATTGGGATGTGATTATCGTCATAGCCATCATAGCTGGCAATGGTGTTTCCATTTTTTCCGTAGTTATAATAACTAAAACCAAGCTTGATGGCTGCGATATTATAGGCTGTTAGCGTACCATCTGTTTTATTACCACGAACGTAGCTATCACCCAGCATTCCAAATTTGGTTGCACTATTGTTAGACCCCATTAATGCAACTGGAGTTAGCTTACTAAAGTCATTAGTAAATCGAATGAATCTGATATTATCTTTTCCTCTAACCACATAATACTTATTTGTCTTCTCGCCTACTTGTAGTGATTTTACAGGTTTTCCTGTTTGGTCATACTCTGTGATTATGGACGTTCCGTCAGACCCAAATAACTCTAAAACAATGGCATCATCAGGTCGAATGGCAATCATTTTAGAAGTTGCATATGTCGAAGATACGGACGGAGCAAAAGTGTCAGGTTTAATAAAATAACCGTATTTTTGTTCATTTGAAACTTCCATCACCTTGCTATAGTCATCAGCATAACTACGAATAATTTGGATTGTCGGAGATGACACACGAACTCCTGCATCACTGATAATGACAAGTTCAAATTCATCAGTTGCTATATAAGCCAAATCACCAAATTCGCTATAATCTTCTTGAATATTTTTTACAAAGTTTTTATTCTTATCAAAGACTGCCAAACCAGCCACACCGTCATTTACTTGGCAGTTAGCAATTAACAAATCACCTTTATTCAATGGAATGAAGTCGGAATGCTTGTATTCACTTTGTCCAGCAGTACCGATAATGTCCCCTGCAGTCTCATTAGCATTAGTTGAACTAGCAATATATCCTGTATCCCATCGCCCTTGGTAACTAACTTTATCCTTAAAAGAATCTGGTGTAATGACTGAACGGTCAATTGAATTAGGCGCTAATCCAGTTGACTGATAAACACCACCAGCTACCCAATTTTTACCATCAAAATAATACCAACTACCTTTTTGGTAGTCGATTTCATCACCACTATAAACGTAAATTTTTCCTCGATCTGTCATATCACCAGAATTAGTCACAGGTTCAGGGGTTATTACGTTTTTACCTGGGTCGCCTTTCTCTCCTTTTTCGCCACGCTTAATGTGTTTAGCAAGATAATCAATTCGCTCATTCACTGTTTCTAAAACGCTAGCAAGCGTCACCTCTGGCACTAACGTGCCATCATAATTTTTCAAGTTCTTTGAAACATCAATTGATACACTACCCGATGTAGGGTATATTTCAGTATCGCTCGACCCATCTATCACACTAAATTCAATTTGATATTGCCCTGCTGGTAGTTGGCGCAAAAGATTATCTGAAAAGTCTAAGTAGGTTTCAAGGCCGTTAGTTAGTGCTGGTACTTCAATTAAAAAGCCACTATCATCAGCGACAGTGGCAAATACTTTTTTATTTGATAAATCTTGCAGAATGCCATCATTCCACAATTGAAAATTAAACACTTCAGATGTGTCTGCTTTTTTATTTATGGAATCGCCAACAACTTTAACTGTTTTCATGTAACATCTCCTTATTTATTTTTTAACTCTGCAACATCTTGTTTGATTGTCTCCAGTTCACTGGAAAGGTTAGCAATCTGAATATTCAGAGGGATATTTTCATTGTCAGAATTTAAATCATCTAATTTATCATTAACATCTTCATCATTCCAGGTCTTTAAAGTTGGGTCCCAAACAGGATTTGCAACATCACCTGGAGCAACATCTGTTGTATTTTCTGGTTGTACATCAGCCAATATCATCCCTGTGTAAGCATAAGTACTGGGATCAAACATATACCACCATGTATTTTCGTTATTCATTGTTTCCTCCTTTATTCAGGCATTGAATCGTTAGTAACGTAACTACCAGATATAGTTACCCAGCTTTTAATGTCATCTTTAACAAAAGCAGAACGTGCACCAATAAACCCAGAAGAACCAAACTCCAAAGCCCCTCTATTTCGATTACCACCCTTTAGCCAAGTCGGCGTTTCCATTACAATACCAGGATAATCAATAGCTGGTCGATAGCCAGCTGGAATCTTGCCAGCAGAATAGACAGCACGAAAATCTGGAAATCTAAAATTAGTTTTCTCAATATCTGCCGATACACTAACCGTGTTACCAGAACGTACGAAAGTTAGATTACCCCCAAAAGCCTTAATCGATTTAACATGAACATCTCGTTCAGAAGTCCAGGGAAAATATTTAGGTGTACTACCGTCATTCCAATTCGTAATTACCCGATGCCAAACTTGATTAGCTGTTTTCGAAACTTGTGTAAAGCGCTGCAAAATCGTTACATTATGCAAAATAAACGTTTCAACTAGGCCGGCTGATAAACTTTCGGGCGTATGTTTGACTGAAGTTGGCGTTGAAAAGTAAAACGCTGAATATGTTCCGACTTCTGAAGTGTCGGGCAGCTTATTCAAATCAATTGCAACATTGCGTTTATAAGGCAATGTGCTTCTTGCAATTTGACCATCAATCGCTCCGGTAACGTTTAGATTTGCATCAATTTTTACATCCTTAGTGAATTCATTTTTTTTATTTAGTTGAGCCACGTAATTGTCATTCACTAATTTAGTATATGTTTTCAACGCATCATCTAATGACTTATATGCTGAGCGGGTTGCGCTAACGTTATTATTCAACTGTTTAATTTGTTGATTAAAATCAGCCGTGATTTTATTGACAGTATTGATATAATCTTTTGAAGCGTTTGCCGACAAAATAATACCATTTGGAAATACTGTGAAACTAATCGGGATTGATGAAATCGTCGTATTTTTATCGTCAAATACTGCCAAATAAGCTTCTTCGACGTCTCCTGCAGCTTGATAAAATTCGGCTGGAATCAGCATTGAAAACAGACCAGCTGTTGCAGAAATCAGGTCATAAATACCCGACAGAACTTTTACCTTCCCTGCAGCATCTTTTACAGATAGTTGCACATCTTGACCATTTAAATTATGGGGCAATCGTCCATCCTTCAATGCAAAGTAAACGACTCGACCATTATCACCTTGACGACCGTTTAATTCTTTTATCACTGTGGCATCAGTAATTGATAATGTTGTATCAACCACAGCATATTTACCTTGTGTTGCCATTTTTATCCTCCATACATTTCTTTTTCTTCTTTAGGGTCAATTGGCATTCCTAACTGTTTAAGAACCGATTCGATATAATCGATTCGATCAGCAGTTGAATTGAATTCATATCCATTAATGTTGATATGCGCTTTATCTAATTCTTTAAAATTATCAATAAGTTGATTACGTAGCTTCTGATCTAGTGAGTTGGATAAATCTAATTCAATCATTTTTTACCTCCTCTGCATGTAATAAACCATCGTCGTCCACATCAATACTAAAAACTGTCCCATTCGATGAAACTAGTTGTAGACCGCCTGACATTTTGGCTTTGTTCGTAAATTCTTTATTACCTGCAATTGTTTCATCACTCTGATTAGTGGGAGTAACATAAGGCAATCCATTAATAAGCAATTGGCCATTTTCATCAAATGAAATGCTGTATTTCCTTCCTGCGTTGGAAGCAATCACAATATTATTAAATTCAAAGTCTGAAAAATCTGCCTGTCTAAAATGAAACCCGTCTGCCGCTAACAGCAAACGGGCATTATTTTTATCACCATCAGGAGCAGCATAAATTGCTTTGCCAATTCCTAATGCGCTAACTTTCCCTTCTAAAGCAGGCCTCTTGTTATTCCAATCAATCATATTTAACTCCATACATACCAGGCACCATCGTTCATCATAGATGTGACATTTTGCTCTAATTGTTTAACTGATTTGTTCATTGATTCATTGCTATTGCGGACTTTCTGACGTTTTGCATAATTGGTAGCATAGTCAAACAATTTATTGCCAAAAGTCACACTGTCGGACTGTTTGGACTCTTGTGGATGTGATGTAATACCAATAATTCGAACGTCTACATCAACACCTAAACGATCTTTAATTAGTCCAGAATTACCTATCTTTACATTATTGATGTCAGCTAATTTTGCGTGATGTTCAAACTCGGCTCGTTCCATTGAATATTGAACAATAGGATAATCTTGTAATTGTGACTTAATGTAATTAAGTAATGCTGTTTTGTCAGTAAAACGGTCGTCTTGTACAGTTGCCGCCTGCTTAACGCCCCAAATGCTGGCGTTCTGGCTAGTATATTCAGCAGTTGCCACGTATGAACCATCATCATTTTGCTTACCTAGTCCTTTGATTTTAGTGCGAATATTGCTGTAATCTTCAGTCCACGAAATCTTACTAGCATTGTAACCATCTACAAAAACAAACTGATCTAGTTGACCAAGCTTCTTATAAATGTGAATTGTCCAATTATCAAAATAAAATTCGAAGCCAAAATCATCTTTTAATGTACTCATAAACAATGAATCAGCATAATCAGCACCAAATCCATCACTAAATGCATAGTTTGAAAACTTATCATGAATGACATACTTGAAATTTGTCCCTTTAGTAATATGTTGCATGCATTGGTCCAAACTTTGTGTGTTCATCAACTTATTTTCAACGTATTTATCATGTAGATCGGTGGCAATATGAACTGCCGAAACGGAATAGTTTCTTACTTTACCCGCAGAAGTAGGGTTAACACTGGTCAAACGAAACCATTGACCCGTTTCCGGGACTAATACCCTTGTTTGTGGCAACATTGCTTGTGTTGCAATTTTGTTTTTAACATCACCTTCCAGATTAAATGATAATGTACTAAATTCGTTTAACGATTCAGTGATTGATAAATTAGACACCGTTGCAGGTACTTCATCTAGTAAGGTCGTATACATATAAATAACATTAGCCATTAATAATAAAACCTCGTTTCAAATGAAATTTTAAAGTCAGAACTGCCTGTAACTTCAATGTCATTGTAACCAGAAGCAAAATCAACAAAGCTCCTAGTTGAATAATCATTACCTAAGCGTTGAATACCATTAACTATGGGTACTAACCCAATTAATTTAAATTCGTCACTCGCAGTCAAACTCTTTTTATAAGTGAATGATTGTTTAGTTGTACGATTAGTAATTGTTAATCCTTTAGGTGCATTACCTTTGAAATTGATTGTTACTGGTCGTTCATTGGCCAATAGCGGAATCACTGAAGCGTTATAGAACTTAAATTTAGGTTGATTCGTAAATGTATATTGTGGCGTTTCAAAAGGAATCGTCATTCCTATACCATAAGAACCATCCTTAAAAGTAAACGGATTTAATGTTGTTGCTGTGCTTTCAGCATAACCTTCATAACACACTAAATTGACCGACACATTCTTAGCTTTCCAATAATTACCTAAGCGTGGGTATGCAAAACCATCGGCAACGACTTTCCAACGCATGAAAGGTGTTCGAGAATTAATTACATAAAAAGGCTCAACGCTACTAAAAATCTTTAGCACCTTGAGCCTTTGCAATTCATAATCATAATTGTCACGAGCGTACACATCAAATACTAATGGTATTGATGTCTGTGAGACTTGTGTTGCTGTTAAGTCAGCTCCAAAATCGCCAATTTGCGAATAAGTATGCTGATAACTAGGCGCTGGTGGGTCAAAGCTAATCACTCGTATACCTTCAGCACCTAAGTCATAGATGGTACCATCTCGCCTTTGAATAAGAATATCTTTTTCAAATTTAATAGACATACGTATTACCTGTGATTTGACCTTTCAATTGAATATCTTGATTTTGTAACATTTTAATCTTAGGATAAGTAGCTCGAGCAACTTCGCCACTGTCTAATTGCACGACCATGTGAACATCTCCACTCAGATCAATGCCACTATTTGATTGGTTGACACTTTGTGCATGTGATCCATGTGGTACTTGAGCAATCATATTAGATTGTGAACCACTCTTAGCCGTATTAACGACTTGTGCTAACTTAGCTGCAAAACTATTAGGCTGCTTGTCTGCAGTCTCCTTAATTGAACCTAGAATGGTCTCATCGGCACTACGCCGATTTGGATTAATTACCCATTCATCTTCGCCATCTACTTCGCCGACTAAGCCAACACCATTAGTTCGGCCGCCATTAGCGTACCAATGATGGTTTTTCCAGAAAGCATAAGCATTTTTAATACCGCCATAACGTCCATTAACGTATGACTTCATCCACTTCAATTGCGTGATTGGGTTAGTCATGTAATCAGATCCAAACGAAGCCATCTTTGAAGGTGGCAATGCTTGCCCGATACCATAAGCACTAGAACTAGGGTTTTGTGCCTTAGGGTTCCAACCAGACTCATGGTTAATAATGTAATTCCATTTGTCGAAGTTACTCTTGACACCTGCTTGCTTTAACCAATTCTTATATGACCCACTAGGCTTGGCTCCTGGTCCGGATGCTTGCTCGCCACCACCATTAAATGAACCTAATAAGCCGCTCATCATATCTGAAACCCAATCAAATATACCACTAACTTGTGATCTAATTAGTTTCTGTAATGGCGAGTCTGACTTATTGGCGCTTTTCTTACCCTTAGCGGCACTTTTACCAAAGTCTAGGAATGTCGTTGCATCTCCAAACTTTAAACCACTAGACTTATAATACTTTCCATTACCACCATAGTTATAACCTTCTTCACTGTACCGACCATTATTAACGCCAGTAACAACTGAAACGTGGTTACCGTATTTAGAACCTTTAGAATATACAGCCACATCACCAACGCTAGGTGTGCTTTTATGCTTTGCACGAGCGCTTGTCCAATTAGAACCATTACCTAAGCCAGTAAACAGGCTTGGTTTAACACCAACATTGGCTAGACGACTAGCAACGAACGACACACATTCTCTAAAGAAGTAACCCCATGGATCACCACTTGGCATGCCTTCGTCCTTGCTCTTATTCTTGAAACGATAGTCGTCTCCTAGGCCACCACCGCCACCAGCACCAGACATGGTGTCTTTAAGCATTTTCCATAGCTCATGCCACCAATTACTCTGTTGACCTTTAACACCTTTACTTCCACCAACGGCAGAACCCAAAGAGCTAAACGCCTTACCAGATAAGCCACCAAACCCTTTAGTCATTGGGTTGAATACCTTATCTTCGATATACTTCACGGGGTGCATGGCAATATTTAAGAAGTCCTTGGCTTTTCCAGTAGCAGATGAAATAGCGTCACTAATATCATCTGCCACGTCTCCAAAGAAACTCTTAACGCCACCAAACCAGCCACCAGTACCATTAGCGAACTTGTGACCACCTAGCATTGCTTCTGTAACGCTGGCAGGCACGACAGTCTCGCCACCTTCGAAGTTTACCAATCGATTACGACCAGGCAAGATAGTTCCTTGTCCTTTGTTATCAATGATCAACTCTTGACCAGTGGGACTATCGAAACCATCATTAACCATAGCTAATCCACTTGGCGCACCAGCAGTACCAGTCGCCAACTTCTTTAAGGGTTTGATTGTTTGCTTTTTACCACCAAAGTTATGGATAACCCCATTAATGCCACTAACGCCAGTATTGATGAAGCCAATAATACCGTTCATACCATCTTTAGCCAAACCTTTAATGTCGTCCCATATATCACTGAAAAAGTCTTTAATTCCAGTCCACATATTGGTCCATGTATTAGACACGTTAGTTCCAAAGCCAACTAGCTTATCACTCATCCAATTCCAAACATCAGAAGCAGTCTTTATAATACCATTCCAAATATCTGTAAAGAAACTAGAAATGCTACTCCAGACTTTATTCCAAGTATTTTGGATGGACTTTAACAAGCTAGAAACTCGACTGGTAAACCAATCATAGATTTTTCCAAAGAATTTTTTAATACCGTTCCAAATGCCTTCGAAGAAGTTAGAAATAGCATGCCAACTCTTACGCCAAACCCTAGAAATATGAGCCATCATCTTCGATAGGTATGAACTGACGGCATTAATTGCATTGGCAAACAAGCGCTTGATACCATGTTTGCCATTCCAAATATTGTTAAAGAAGTTAGCAACAGCATTCCATGTCTTATTCCACGTTTTAGAAATATGATTCATCATTTTTGATAGGAATGAGCTAATACTATTAATTGCGTTCGTAAACAAACGTTTAATACCATGTTTACCATTCCAAATATTGTTAAAGAAATCAGCAATAGCATTCCAAACTTTAGTCCACGTCTTTTGAACAGGCGCCCAAATCTTATTAAGGAAGCCAACAGTGCCATTCCAAGCTTTCTTAATCCACTTAATCAGCGAATTAATTATTTTCTTTAATCCCCCTACTAATGGCTTAGTAATTGTCATGGCGATACCCACTGGCAAAGACAATGCATAAAGCATGGTCTTACCAAAGCCTTTAGCTAGTTTCTTAACGCCCTTTATAAACTTATTCCAGCCTTTTCGAAATCCTTTAATAAGACCACTGAACCAGCCACCAATTGCACTAGCACCATTTCCTATGGACTTACCAATGCCTTTAAACCACTTACTGATAGACTTAGTAAACTTTTGAATGGTCTTTCCGCCATTACTAAATGATTTACCAATACCCTTGAAGAAGTCTCCGATAGTATCGAATGCATTGCCAAACCATTTGCCGACACCTTTAGCAAACTCAACCACGGCGTCAACTATGCCATTAACAAAATTACGGAACTTTTTATTGTGCTTGTACAAACTAACTAATGCAATGACTACTCCACCTATTGCAGCAACAATAGCCAAAAATGGATTAGCTGCTAAAAGTGCAGATAGTTTGGAAAAGGCTGTTCCAATCTTAGTAATAGCGGTCACTGCCATAATGGCACCTTTTGCACCCGCAAATATAGCAATTGCTGCCCCTAGAGCTTTAAATGCTGTCGTCAGTGCAGCTAAAATAGCCGGGTGTTTTTTTAACTTTCCAAGTTGATCACTCATGACTTTAACGCCTTTAGCAATGCCACTAAACGCTTTAGTTGCAACATCAGCTAGGTTATTGATAATGTCTGTAAGATTTTTCTTGCCAACTGCATCAATAATCTTTTGCCAACCATTCACAACTTCAGCTTCCAAATTACCAAAAGCACCTTGAAACTCCGCAGTCCCTTTAGCAAACTTCTTAGCTTTATCCGTAGAACCTAGCTTATCAATAGCTTTATTGAATTCATCAGCACTGATTTGCCCCTTTTCCATGGCTTCACGAAAGTCACCAGTGAACGCACCGTTCTTTTTCATGGCTTCCTGCAATTTACCTGAAGCACCAGGAATAGCGTCAGTTAATTGATTCCAATTTTCAGTGGTTAGCTTTCCTGCACTAGCAGTCTGAGTCATAACCATAGCAACTGATTTAAAATCGTCTTTAGTTCCACCAGCAACCGCTGTTAGATTTCCAGCTGACTCAGTCAACTTCTCGAAGTTATCAACACCGTTCGCAGCTAATTGCGCTGTCGTATTAGAAACATCTTCCAGGTCATACACAGTATCATCAGCATACTTTTTAACATCTTTACCGACAGACTTGATTTTATCTTTACCAAAACCAGCCAATTGCATAGTGGCATCAAACCCCTGCATGGCATCAGAAGCTTTACCAGCCTCGCTAACCAAACCAGTTAGATAGCCTGTTACTTTACCAATACCCTGGGCAGCAACGTTTCCAACGAATGATCCACTAATAATATCCTTTAAGCCACTAAATTTAGATTTGGTTTCCTGTGCCTCGTGTTGGATATTTTGTAGTCCAGAACTGGCATTATCGTTCAATTGTAAATTGGTTACATACTTTTTAGGCACTTCATTAAGTAATCTTTCATAGTCAATTACTTCGCCTTTTTCAGCCTTAGCCAATAATTCAGTCCGAGTCTTTTTCGGTAACTTCTTTAGTAACTTATCAAAATTATCAATACCATGGCGTTGCGCATCTACTTGCAGCTTTGTCTTGGTAGACATAGGCACAGTTTTCAGAATTTGGTTAAAGCTTGCGACTTCTCCACGTTCAGCCTTAGCTTTTAATTCAGTCCGTGTTTCCTCTGGCAATTCAGCGAGTAAATCATCAAATGAAATGATTTCGCCCTTTTCTGCCTTGGCTTTTAGCTCGGTACGGACATCTTCAGGCACTTCATTAAGTAAGTCGTCAAACGTTCTAATATCAGCTGTGTGCGCCTTAGCCTGTAACTCTGTACGCGTCTCTTCGGGCAATGCATTTAATAAATCATCAAATGTTTTAATTTCACCTTTTTCAGCTTTGGCCAATAATTCAGTTTGTTCCTCTTCAGGTATCTCAGCCAATAACTCTTGAAAGTTATCAACGCCTTCTGTTTCGGCTTTGGCTTCTAACTTAGCGATTAAGGGCTCATTACCAAATGACTTCTTAAAGGTTTCGTAACCCTCTTTTCCTTGCTGCTCTGCCTTTGATTTGAAGTCTGTCCAAGTCTTATCGGTTTGATCATCAAGGATCAGGTCAATATTAATTTTACCATCTGCCATTTATCGTCCCCCTTTCCTCAAAACTATTCACTATCCGCAAATAGACCGTCAAATATAGCAGACGCATTACCACTAAAGCTATCGTCTGCCTTGTTTTTATCTAATTGATAATACATTTGTGCTTCAGCTATCACGCCAGCTTGTTGTGCATTGTCCTTGTAATTAGATAGGTCATCATTACGGATTTGTCTAATACGATTTATTGGTGTTTTTTCACCCAAATTATCAAACAACGCCTTAAAAACGTCCCAATGCATGCGGTCTAATTCATTGTTTAAATCAATATGGTAATCGTGCATGAATGACGCATATATGGCTGCAGCGTCCTGTTCGAAATCATAGTCAGCGATACTTTCAGCTGTTTCGGACTCTTCGGCTTGCTCGGCACCATCATCAAAATTGCCATAAGGCGTTGCGTTGATATAAGTAAATAAATTAGAAACAATACTTCCTTTAGTTGCTAAGTCGTCTATTTGTAAATCAACGGAAAATATATGAAAACACTGGTCAATCTTTTCAATATCACTTAGTGTTTCATCATCTAACACACCAAACGCCTTGATCACTCGATTAAAAGCCAAATTGACATGATAAATATGCCCAGCTAAATCAATAGTTTGTTCAGGTCGTTTAGTGAATGAAAACATTAGTCATTATCCTTTCCACGACGTTGCTTGCGATTAGTACCATACTTTTCACGTAGTTCGTTGCTTTGGCCAGCTTCAAAGATAGCTTGGGCGACCTTTGTGATAGTTGCCGTTCGGTTATCTGCATAACGTACAATTTCGTCAGCTTCTTTTTGGCCCAACGCAGCAACCAAGTATTCCTTAGAAATGGACAACATTTCAGCATAGCCGTCCTGAACAATCTTTCGTTGCTCATCTAAAGTCAAATCTTCATCATAATCAGCCTTTTCAATGTCGTGTAGCAAGTTACCAGCTTTAAGCATCATATCTGAATACTTATCGTCTAGTTCCTTGGTATAACGAGCCGTATAGGTCTTTTTACCGATAACAAAATCTTCCGACTTGATAACTAAACTTGTAATATTAATTGCCATGTGTATTCTCTCCTATAATTTGAGCATCAAAAAAATGGGCCTTACACCCATTCGGTAGTTTTATATGCTTACTGGCGTTTATATTGTTTACTCTGCTGGAGCTTCTGACTCCGCAGGCTTTGCGGTAACAGTAACCGTTGCTTCAGCAGTTTTAGCACCATCATCAGTAGTTGCTACTGCGGTAGCTTGACCAGCTTTCACACCAGTAATCTTTCCATTGGCATCGATAGTAAATGTTTCAGGGCTTCCTGACTTCCAAGTTACCTCTTTGTTAGTAGCATTACTTGGAGCGACTGTTGCCTTAAGTTGTGCCGTAGCAGCTTCTTCAACAGATAGTTCTGTCTTATCAAGAGACACGCTTGTAACAGGTTGTGTCTTAGTCTTGAATGACACACCTGTTGCCGCATCCTCACCTGCATAAGTTAGGACATGTTTATCATATTCTGTGTTAGGCTTTAATTTTTTAATAACGACTGGGGAATCAATATTTGATTGAACAATCTTGCCATCTAAATATAAATCAAACTTTGCCATGATGCTCCTTTCTACTCAGCCTCAATAGTTGCGGTGTCGGTTGTAGTCGTTACTCTACTCACCTCCGGTTTCGTCGGGGTTACTCGGCGTTACATCCTCAATCTTCTTAGGCTTTCCATTAGCAGCTAGTGTGAAGCTGAATGTTTGCTTAACGTTGGCAGCACCACCAAATGGCACAACTGATACCAAAGTAGCCACAAAGACTAATTGATTGCCTGCTGGGTCAGTCCAACGTGCCAAAGTACGCAATGAGTCACCCACGTCAGTAAAGCGCTCAGCAACGTAATCTTGTGCTTCATCACCATCAACACGATGTCCAGCAATAGCAAATTGTACCGCCTTACCAGTAACGTCATGGTCAGAGAAACCTTCTCCAGTCCAGTATGGTGTAGTGTCGGCTGTTTCTGATGCAGAGGGTGTAATTGTTTGAATACCAACTGCAACAGGTGCCCAATTAGCACTGTCGATGTCATCTAATGATTTATTTCCAGTTGTATCAATCTCTAATTTGTTTTTGTAATTTAGGTTAAATTCTGTATTAGCCATGTTGTTTCCTTTCTTAAATCGTCAAGTTTGCAGCCCCTGATAGGGACCACACTGTCATTTCATCTTTTTCGCCCTCGAGTTCGGGCTGATCTAAATTCATTTGGTTAAATTCATACGAACCGTTTGAGCTAGTGACCATCAACTCTTCTTTAGATAATTCGCCATAAATGGCCCACATAATCGCCGCAGTATCTTCCGCCGACTTCTCTTGTACCATCAGTTCCCATTTGAAATCCATTTCCTTAGTGGTATCCCAATAAGAAGTGGTCGTACGTCCACCAGGAACAGGGAACAAAGCAATGCTGGGTTCATCAGTTAAAAAGGATAGTTGTACGGGCAATGGCAAATTCAAATGAGTATTTAGATATGTCGCTAATTGCTCCATAAAGTCGTTGTCATTCATTCACGCAACCCCCTTTTAAAAGTATCTACCCAACTATCCATATAATCCTTAGAAGCCTTTCTGTCCCATCTAGGACCTGTTCCTGGTGTGGTGTAGTTATGGAATGAAACAATACCATTTGTGCCATAGAACTGGGCACGAGCATAGACCTCACCATAAGAAAGACGGTCTGGAGTAATTGTTAAATTAGCTCTCAAAGGTCCCTTTCTTAATGGTACATACTTTTCCATGTCCTTGCCCATTTGGCTGGTCAAAGCTAACTTAGCCTTTTGCTTATTAGTATGACTGAGCAGCTGTTCCACACTACCAACATCAAGATGTATTGCTAAATCTGCCATTAAACCACCTCGATTTCATAACTGAACACACCATCGGAAAACGGATAACCAAAATATTTGATGTTCGTTATCTTGTGTACAGTGCTATTGAACATAACCTTGCCACCTATCCAACTATCATCAAAGGTAGCTTCAGGTGTGTATTGTGGGTAAACAAACAGCTTAGCAGGTTTACTGCGGTCCTTATTATTATCAGTTCCTTGCGTACTAATAACATCTTGGAAACGAACATTGTTTAATACCTGCCAGGTTGGTTCTACATGTTCGCCATATAGTGTTCTATCTTTGGCTGGTGTTGGTTTGGCCACATTTACTGTGTGAACTAATAACCGTTTATCAACGAACATAAGCCACTCCTTTATATAGCAAACCTAGCGCACCCAAAATCGATACCACATCAGGCGATAAATATAAGCTCGTATCAGATGAACCTGTATCACTCTTACCTGTCGAAATAGTTGTATCTCCAATAGACGAACTAGAAATATTACCCATATCCCTGGCATCAGATGCTGTCTCAATACCTGTTTTAGCCACGTATTCCATTTGTAAACCAACAGCCTGTTTAAACTGTTCTTTCATCCAATCTGGCCAATCATCCATAAGTTTGTCATTCTTTAGTAGACGAAAGTTAGTTACTGAATTAATGGCCATTGTTGCACGCATCAGAACTTTGTTGAATGACTCTTCGTTCATATCTTGGAAATGAAGCTGTTGATATTCCTCATACGTTAAATAGGCCATCAAATAACCTCCTATTCCACTTCAATCGTTGCAGTCGTAGGTGTGGTCGTTATTTTACTCACCTTCGGACTTACTCGGTGCATCTGCAGAACGTACGATCAATGCGTCATTATCAATTGCGACACCATAATGTTGGTCAGCATTAAACTTCGTTTGCTTGTGGTCAATATCACGTGCAGACTCAGCCAATAGCTCACGCTTTAAGTAAATCTTTAGAGCGCCTGGCTTAACAGCAACGAATTGTCCATCTTCTACCTTCTTAGAACGAACGATTTCCCAGCCTAACAACTCACCAAAGGCACCAGACACTAGAATGTTGTCACCCAATTGTGAGGCACGAGTCCAGTTATCAGCTGCTGCTTTACGTAGCTTAGCTGCATCCTTATAAGATAAGAACAAAGTACCCATTTGGTCAGTTGTTTGTCCCTCAATGGCATCAGGAGCGTCCACGAAAGTAGCTTCAATCTTATCAATCAAGTCCATATCAATGTCGGCATCAGCAAGCGTCAATGGTGATTCTAATGCAGCTGCTAACACGTCATTGTCAATCTTTGAAGCAAGCGCCATACGCACTTGACGTTGTGCCTCGCCTACTGGGTCACCATAACCTGATAGAACAGACTCATCAGTTAGTTCAACACCCTTAGCGGCTTTCTTAATACCAATCTTACGAGTAGTTGTTTCTAGCAAGTTGTAATCAATTGCGGTACCTTCAGCAACATCAACGGCATCACCGATGTACTTGTATGAAGGTACGGTAATTTCGTCTCCTGGGCGACCTTGTAGTGTCGTATCCAATTGTGCGATACCAGTGAACTTCAATGCTTGTGGTAATTCTGCTTGGATCATAGCCCCCATTACTTCGGGGTCAATCATATTTTCTAATTTTGTAACTGACATTATTTATCTCCTTCAACTAATGTTTGATATTGAGCTGGGTTATCGGTCTTTAATGCCACCAACTCTTGATATGAGTAATCAGCTAATGCCTTGTTACCATTACCACCATCAGGGTTTGGATTTCCCTTAGATGTAATCGTTGGCTTTGGATTACTCTCGTTTTCATCAGCAAATAAGAAGTCGTTATCCTTTTTAACTGCTTCAAGTTGCTCTGATAAGCCAATAAGCTTGCCGTTGTCGTCAAAGTTTACCTTTTCGGTATCTAACAACGCCTTAACAGCCTTATCGTTCTTGGCTCCAGCCTTACTTAACGCAGCCGCAATCTCGTAATCTTTCTTAGTTGCTTGTAATTGCTCTTCGGCTTTGGCTTTAGAATCGTCAAATTGCTTTTGTAAGTCCTTGAGCTGGCCTTGTAATTCACTCCCTTTCTTGCTGTTCTTTTGCGCTTCAGAAAGTTGCCCATTAACATCTTCAAGTTGAGACTTTAATGAGTCACGTTCCTGCTCTGCGTTAGCTTGTGCCTGCTTCAATGGGTTAATTTCTTTCCCATATTCGGCCATAACTGAGCGAATTTGTTCATCGTTTAAACCAATACCTTGTAGCGTTTCGGTATTCATACATCCTCCTAAGCTGTTGATGAGCGAGCCAGCTCTCGCACAGATTTATTGCATGAAAAAAGAACAGTTTAATGACGTATTCAGGTCAATTCTTTGTTTTGCGTTGCATTTTTAGTTTGTAAACATCTAATAATTTTTGGTTCTTATATATCCGCTCCCTAGAATAGTCACGGTGTAAGAACTCGTTGTTATCTAATAGCTTGCGTATTCCTAAGCGTCGCTTGCCTAATAGCGATTGGTAATGCTGGGTTAGTTTATCGTCACCCAATTGTTTAGCGGCTTCTAACTTATACTTGGCTTCACGGATACCACGTTCATATGAGCGCTGACTAGCCTGTTTCTTACCGTTAGCAATTGCTTGTTTCGGGTTGGGTATTTTCGTGTCAGGTACCTTGTTAACGCCAATAATAAAAGGTGTCAATGTATGCCGACAATTAATTCCCATCGTCCCACCAGGTTCGCCATAATCATGATCATATAATGATGCCACATAACCAACATCTGCTTCTTGACTTTCAAAACCACTTCTCCGCTTGGTAACAACATGCCCCTGTATGGGCGCACAGGCTGGTCGTGAAGCTTCATGCGCACTCATTATGAAAGTATCAACGCCAAGCTCTTCAGCAGCACTTGTGCGCATTTCATTGTATACACGATAAGTTGTAGATGTCATCACAGTATCTGCATATCGTTCAATGGACCATGTATGCCCACCTTTATCAATAAAACCAGATGGAATACCTTTGTCTATCCATTTCATGACCGTATCAGAGACCGCCTTATCAGGCGATTTAAGCCCTGTTGTTACTTCTGCGACTGATTGTTCAACTATCTTTTGATAGACCTGCATAACTGGGTTTTTGCCCAAATTAGTGGTCAATAGCGTTTGGTTGACTAGATTGTCAATATCTAGGAACGTCTGTTTCGCATAGTTAGATAACGTTTCTTGTACGCTGTTGTAACTTGGTGTGGTTGCATCAGTATCTGCCACAATTTGCTCAGCAGTATCCTGATAGACCTTCAAGCCTTCGTTTTGGATAATCTCATCAATCAACTCACGAGCAACGCCTGTCTGCTTAGCAACATACGCAATGTTCTCTTCATTGAGCATGTGCATATCGTTTAGCTTTTCTAGTTGCCACAAGTAAGGGTTATCTTTTAAATCAGCAACACCACGCTGCTTAATTCGTTTAATCATACGAATAAATAACTCTTGCGCCATATTGCTGTAAATGTCACCAACTACTGAAGCACCTAACAACATTTGGTCATCATTTACTTTAGCCATTATTCATCACCAGATGAGTCGTTATAAATATCTTGGTCTAAAGCACTAGATACAGGTTCAGACTCATCAGCAATCTCCTGTAGTATATCCAGCGCTTCATTCTCTGGCACATCAAGTATTTTCATAATGGCACGTTTCTTTGAAATCAGGCCTGCTGATACTGCTTGCGTGTAGTAAGTCAGTTGCACATTCTTATCAGTGAATACGCCATCATCAAAGTTAAACTGAACGTCACCAATCTGCGGAATATCACCGTGGTATAACCCTTCTGCAGTAGCTAACTCTAAGATAGTTACAACCAATTCTTGTAATGCTCGTTCGACGTTATTCAAATGTGAATTACGTGTTTGATAGGTCATTGAGTTTTCAGAGACTACTTCAGTCGCTGTCTTTAATCCATTGGCTGCATCAAATGAGAACGTTCCTGCTGATAAACCAGTCTGCATTTCCAGCGTTTTAATAAACTGATTGATTGACTGGATAAACTGATCGGCACGTATATCGGTAGACAAGTCTTGTACTGAACTATTATCCATGTCGCCATTCAACCCAACATAAACGTTTTGATCAGTGTCAAAGAACTGTACAAAGTCACCACGTTCATTAACCATTTTAGTTAGACCTTCAGGTACTAGAACACGTCGTTGTCCCATCTTTACTTCCCAATGGAACTGGTCATAGGTATCGTTGATTTGTCGCAAGGTGCTACGCGCATTGTCAAAAATAGATAGTCCAAGTGGCGAAGTAATATTGCGGTTGTTGAAACCAAATGGCTTTAGATAAACGAACAATGGACGAGTGAAGTTATCTAGCTCTACATGTTCTGCTAAATCTGCATAGATTTCATTAGCCGATAACGTTTGGCGTACACCTACTTCATTATTATCCATTGAGCGATACAAATCGTTATCAATTACGTATTTATCGCCGTCCCATGAATGAAACTCTAACAACGTCCAATAAACTGTATCTTGACCCTCAACTGTGGTTGTTTTCGTAGCAATAGCTGCTTCAGATATATCATTAGCGTTTGATTGTAGCGGAAAGAACACGGGTGCTTGCACATAGGCAATCTTAATCTCATTACCATCTACATAAGGTCGCATTGCTAATCCACCTAATGCCAACCCTGATTCCAAATAACGCTCAAAGTTCTTAATGAAATCATTCTTTGAAAACACCTCATGAACATAGTCATCAGCTGCTTTATTATCAGCAATTGTAAATGTCATTTGCTCATTAACCAATAACGAGGCCATTCGTCTAACTAACACTTGTGCCATGTTTAGAGACGTGTATGGTCGATGCCTAATCTCGCCGTATGTATTGCGGTATGCCACGTCTTTAAACTTACCCTCAAAGTACTGTAAGTTCTCACGAATACGGTCATATTCCGACTCTGGCACGCCAATTCGTGGGTGGTCAGTGATGTTAGTTAGTGTATTTGTAACGCCCATCTTAGCGCCTCCTCTGCGAAAAAAATTTAAAACGGAATCAACTAATTTCATGGTTCACTCCTTATATCTTTAGTCCTAACAGCCGTGCATTATCTAATACGAAATACTTAAATGCATCGACCGTGTGATCGTCCACCTTGATTACTTTAGGCTCATCAGTTTCCACTGTCTTTTCGTCCCAACGATAATTACGGTGCTGTTCAACGAATACTTGATTGTTCTCATTATCCAAATAATAAAAGCGCCCACTCGCTACTAGCGAATAGACACTGTCAATCATGGTTGTATTCTTTTTCTTAGCGACTGGGTGCCAGCCAATACGATAGTCTTTGAAGTATTGATTACGTAAGGCAGCTTCAGCACTATCAATCGTGCGCTTAACAATAGGTAATCTACCCCAAGGTTTGTCCGTTTGATCGTTAATAAAATCATGTATCTTAACGGATAGCTCACTCGGTGCTAACTTAACTGCTTGACCTGCTGGTGAGTAGTAAAACGTATCTAGTAAGATAGCTTTCTTTTTAGCTGTAATGCCAACTAACAATACGGTAGTAGCTGACTGTGCATGCCCACTATCCAGTGCGTAAGCAACTTGAGATATCGGGTCATTGTTAGGTAACTCCTGCAATGGGTGGAACATATCCATGTTATACACGTTAGTTCCTAGTCCGACTGCCTCGCCTAAAAACTGCCAGCGATAATAGTCTGGGTCATTTACTTTGGCCTGTTCAATTTCATTAACGTATTGTTCTGATAAGAACTCCATCTCATCATCTAAGTATGTGGAATGATCCACTAACCAACCAGGCATTGTCTTACGCTCCTCTGCCCACTGATTGACCCAATCATAGGGGTTTCTAGGTGGGTTATAAGAGTAATACGTAACGACTTGTTTATTATCAGGCAACTTTGCACGTGTGTAAGTTAAACGCACTGTGTCAATCTCTTCCCAGCTATCATACTCAGCCAACTCCTCGAACCACATAGCACTTACATAACCCTTAGCTATTTTCTGTGACTTCTGTTTCATTGGATCATCAACGCCAAAGAAATAGAACCCGCTGCCAGTTACCCTATCAATAATCTTTAATGGTGAACGCAAGCAGCGGAATCGATTTTCAAAACCTAACATAAAGATAGCCCACTTAATTTGCTCATATACCGAGCCAGCTAACGTATTTCCAACTTTACGAAATACAGCAACATTCGACATTTTATCTGCTAGAAAATCAGTTACGATTTTAATAGAAATAGCAGATGACTTAGTTGAAGCTCGACCACCTTTAAGAACGAAATTCGAGTATTTCGAACAAAAGAACAGATAATCAAAATGTGGGTTACTCAAATTAGCAACATTAATCTTCATTATCCCTCCCTTTCTTTTGTCTATCAGAGAACACTAATTGAATCTCATCATAATCACTGGAACCCTCTATATACTCCTTAGCCTTTGCCTCAGCTATATCAGCTTCAGCGGTTAACTTGCGCAATTGTTGTTCTATAACCTTGTCATTATCTGGATAGCGTTTCAATATCTCCTTAATAGCACTGATACGTGTTTTCAAATCGGCTTCTTTTTCAACCGTTTCAACGCCCATAGGAGAGGCAACAACAACTGTTTCTTTAACCTCTCCTCTACCAATACCAGTAAGTAATTCAACGGCTTCTTTGGCACTCATAATGCGTTCAGAATCAATCGATTTCATACGTTCAGCTAAATAAGATTTAATTGTAGTATTTTGTAGTAATTTAGACACGTTTGTATTTGCATATTTCTTGCTGTAGCCTGCTTTAATCGCTGCCTGCGTAGCATTACCTGACTTGATATATTCATCTGCAAAGCGCTTTTGTTTCTCTGTCAGTTTCATCACATATCACCCACCTCGCTTTTTCTTTTGCGCTTCATCAGCTTTCTTTTTCTTCTTATCAATCGTGCCGATAATCTGCTCTTCTAATCGGCGATACCATTGGCTACTCATCTACATGTCGTACTCCTTTTCAGTGCAAAATAAAAAGGCAACAATCTTTTGATTGCTACCTTCATAATCAAAATTTTAAAATGGTGGTTTCATAACTTCAATTGGCCAGTCTGTCTTTTTACCTTCATGAGTGGTTAAAGATAATTTAATTTTATTCGTTTTTACGTAATCATAAACTTTTTTTGGAAAAAACTTATTATTTGAAATATTATCAAAACCATTACAATATATAGTTTGCACATCACCTGCTTTTATTACTTTTGGATTAGACATAATTAAGTTAAATTTACAATCCTTTTCTATTTCTACCTCTAATTCAGTAACTAATAAATTAGCATTACCTAGATTAGATAATATTACTTGAAATTCTGTCACATTCTGTGAATGAGCAACTTTACCAGATCTTCCACTGGGATCATCTATTATTTGCGGTATTTTTCTAACTCTGCAAGAAACTTTTGCATTAATTATCCCTTTTTGCTTTTTAGTATAACTAGCAAACCATACAGTACCAATCGTGCCAGCTGCACCAACCCATTCAGCTACATTCCCATATATTTTAGGATTTTCATAAACAAATTCTTGTATTAAAAAAACAATTATTGTTGCTGTAACACCACCCGTAATACCAGCAATGATCACGTTCCACATATTTTTATCTTTCATCTTTAACCTCCGATATAATAAATATATTACTAGAGATATATTTTAATGAAAAATAAAAAGGCAACAGACAAAGTCTGCTACCTGATTGCTAATTAATATTTTCTTTTCCTGTCTGCACAATGAATCAACCATTCCTTAACAGGTCGCCCTATTGCAAAAATAATTAAACACACTATGCCATACAAACTCAACGAACAAACAAGAAATATTAAATGTGACCAAGACAGAGTGGAGTGACTGTAAATAAAGCCACTTATAATAACTCCACCAGCTACAGATACTATAACAAATAATTTTCTAATGCTAAAAAAATAATGTTTGTGCGCTAAAGAGCCTATTCCCTGTAACAATCCCACTATCAACAGATATATTAAAATTGTTGCAAATCCTGCTAATAATACATTGGTTCCAATAACTTGGGCACTTACATCAAAACCATTTTCTGTAGAAATTGTAAATATGTTTTTCAATAAGGTTGCTGCCCCAAATAAACTGAAAGATATAGAGATAAAAATACCTAATACAGAAATAAAACTAGTGTAAAACTTATCCATTTTTTCACTTAATTTTTCTTCTGTTCTTGTAAACTGATATCTAAACCTTTCTTCCATTTCTTCATATGAACCCACTAGTTGATTTTGACCATTAGACAACTCAGAAATTTGTTGCATTTGATTCTGATACAAAGACTCTTTTTGCGTATTTGACAACTCTATATGTGAGACAATTTTGATTAACTTTCTATTAATTACCTTATTTTGAGAGGTAATAATATATTTTCTAATAAGGTTTTTGAAGCTCAGAATAAAATAATCCATTCCGTCTGTATCTTCCAGCATAAATACTGTTTTAGATATTACATAGTAAGGAACACTCAACTGATCATTTTGTCCTTCTAACGTTTCCACAAGTTGATCAAAAGGCTCTTGCATATTTGATTCAATATTATCAAAATTATCGGAGTTTAGGCCCACATTCAGCAGTGATTTTAACTTCTTTTCAAATTCGACTTTGTCCTCTTCATCCCATAACTTCATCGACTCCATAACTAATCAAACTTCTCCATCCTGAAATATATTTTTCATTATCAATCCAAAATTTTTCTTCATGTGAGTCTCTAACCAATTTAAAAGGATCCTCATCAAGATATTTCAATATACTTTTATTAATAGGCTTAAAGATATCTATTTCATGTTCATTTTCTACTATAGGTGATGCTCCATTCGGTTTATACAATTCATATACTTTACGGACTACTGGTCCGTAACGCCAAACTTCAAAAGGTACATCATAGATATATTCTGTTTGTTCTTTTGTAAATGTATTATGCTTTAATGCATCCTTTAGCGAAAAATACATTACCTTTTGTAACTGTAGATTAGTTATTTTTTTATCGTTTTCATTTGCAACAGCTATAATATGATGTGCGAAATCTAACATACTCATAAACTCACCTCCAGTATATTTTTTAATAATGTACAAAATGTTTCATTCTTAAATTCAGTTTACTTTTGTTCAATACCTTCGTCAAGTAATTGCTCAAGTAAAAACAAAGTTAAAATAAAGTTAAAAAACAACACATAAAAAGGCTACCCGATTGGATAACCTTTAATAACTAATGTATCTGATGAGTTTCGAACTCATTTATTACTAAACCTGAATCTTTCATTTCACAGAATGAAGATCAACAACTTACTGCATTACCTAATATGCTACAAATACGTGCCTATTTGCTCAACCAATCAACATTAATAGATAGACTATCTTATAACAATCATATAATTAATCGTTAGTAGCCTCTCTAAGCAAATAATCTTAATAGAATTAACTATATCATAATGAACATGATAATACAAATATTTTCAAGTTTATGCAAGTGGTTAGGATTTGCACCTAACATGATGTGTATTTTGCAACAGGTAATACTATTACGTATACTCCAACGCCAACTTATTAGCCTGCGCCTTCCCATAACCGAGTCGTATCACATCTTATGCTTAAGCGTCTACCTATTCCGCCACACTTGCTATGCGCCAGTTACACCTGACGTCTTTGATAGCTGAACCTAAGCACTCTCTTTTCTGCTTTTCGTTGTAATCAGGTTTGTTTATGTATGTGGAACAGTAGGGAAATAAATTGAGTGTAAAAAGGAGTTTCTCATGACTGTTCTAACTATTCCACAATACATATTATGAACCTTTTATCGGCTCAAAACGGCACTAAGCTGGAATTAATGTGGGTCGAAAGTGGGTGGTCGGTTTCAGACTCTCTCCTAACCAAATACCAACGACTTCCTTGAAATCATCTCGCCATGCTCTAACAGTACGTTCATCTACATGCTCATCAAACGCAATCTTAGTCCACGTCTCATGCCGTCCGTACTTAGCGACCAGCACACGCTGACGACAATCAACAGTCGTGCTTAACATCATTTCAATCATATCCTTTTGATACTGCAAGTCTTTCAGATAGCCGTCATTCTGTTCACGTATCATAGATGTTTCAACTGCATTGTTATAATCGTTCTGCTTCCGACCACCGCCAATGTTTTCATCTGGTGTGCGATCAAAATTATATTTCAGTTCAAGCTTGCGCATTTTCATATTCATTTCTAAGCGACCTGTAAAATAATCACTCAATAACTTATCTAACCTATCAGCCATTACGCACACCTCCTGCTATGGTATACAACTACTATTACTATACGTATTATACCATACAAAAACCGCTATACACCAACGTATAACGGCTATTTCTTTATATCAAATTCTGATAGTGATCACGCTTTTCAACTTTGTATTCATACCCTTCCAGTTGTTTAACGATATGATGTTGAAGCAACCAATAACTATCAGTTCTAAACGCCTCTCGTATTTCTGGCGTCCTCGTCCATACCAACTTACCTTGTTGCGTGTAGTTCTCTTTAAACCAGCCTTGACGGTCTCTGAAATAGTAATAAACTCTCATGCCAACAAGTACCCTGTTAGAACCAGTGCAACTAGCATTAGAAAGAATACCAGTATTATGAAATTACTCATTAGTGCGCACCTTCTTCCCATTTACCTGCCAAATGCATTTTTAGATAGTCTGTGTAATTGATTGCCTTATCCAACTCTTGCTCTGGATCATCTTTCAAGCCAACTCTGTCTGTGTACTTGATAATGTTGAACTTCATAGCCCCAGTAAATTCTTCTGGAGTTAGTAGCTCGTGCATAATATCAATCAACTCTTTTTGCCCATTCATATAATGAGCTGGGTGCTTAACCATATCTTCTGTCATTTTTACAATTTAAATACTTTTTCAATTTTTAACCTAACGAACAGATTTTATTGAATTTGTATTTTTCCGTCCTTTCCAAATTGAGAAGAAGCGACCATAAACCGCCGTTGCCAAGTAGAAACTCATAGTAAGCAACATTGGCAATGAACTTGCTGAATATCCTGCGAATAACGCTGACACCCAAAGGGCGATGTTCACGAAATCAGATAGCAACCAAAGCGTGTAACTGTCGCCATAGCCCTTGAAAACGTACAGAGAAGCCGTTGCACCGATAATCAATACAATTGAGTCCCACAGTGGGTTACTGTCTCCTAGCGCCTCATACGCAAGCATCATGGGGTACCAGAACGCCAACATGAACGCTAACGTCAATACCCAACCTGTCTTGCTTAAGAACTTCACACCATTCTCAACCTTGTGCCCCCACGTTTTCCACGTGAAGATAAGCGGTAAATCAATCAAAGCAACGAATACCAACTGATCTAACACACTCGCATAATGTCCTGCAGTCCAATTAATATAGATAAACCCAATTGCACTGATTAGTCCTAGCAGTCCGTTGATAGGCTTACCAATCATCATGTAAACAGTACATGCTGAACCTACCAATGTTGCAACCAATGTAATTGTTGATAGCCCTGTAATCGGTGCTGACAAATAGAATGCCAACTGTACACCAATGATAAATGCCAACATAACGCCACCTGCTGCATTAATACTCTTTAATTCTGTTCCTAGCCACTTCAAATAATTCAATTTTCTAATCTCCCATTTTCATAAGCATCACGTAAATCCAATATAATTTATTGTTCATCTTTCATCGAAACAGCAAACTCATTGTCTGTCCCGTTTGGTAGGTAATAACTTTTAGTCATTAATTGTTTTATTGCTTCATCAAATGTCATTATCAACTACCTTAATCGTCTCTGGGTGTAACCATGCTTGAACTACCTGCTTTTCAGACAATGGTGACCAGAAATTAGAGTGAAACTTTTCTTTGATAATATCATCAGCAGTTAAATTAGCTACTGCGTCCACGACACTTTCTTTTTCATACTCACTAGTAATAAACAAATACTGATTTTTTGTCATCTCAACAGTTGGTGCATAGTTGTCTTTTAATTCATTAATTAAATAGGTCAAAGCTTCACGACCAGTAGCCACCATGTCATCTTTAATAATAAAATCTTTCTTACCTGGTTCATCAGATGTATCTACGCCCAATGTGTTGCCCCAAATAATTTCAACCACTTCATCAAACGTCATTACCATTCCTCCCGATTGCTCAATGATTTAGCTTTCATAATCTGATATGCCTTACCGTGATAAACACTCAACAGCTCATCTAAATTGTTTCCTTGTCCAACAGGTAACGCATTGCCATTTTTATCAGGCATATTTGTGTTAAACACGATGTACTTTGGTATCATTTGCTGTCTCCTTATCCGCAATCAACATATCCACGTATTCCCGACATTTCTTTAAATCTTCTAAGCCGTTTTTCTTATCCGCTCGTGCCACGTACTTGATCACGTTAGCCACTTTCCATGCAGACCGCCCTAGCATGTCTCCTACGATACTATTGATGTGATCCTTAACTTCTGTGCCGTCACTCAACAAATAGTGCTTAGGGTGCTTTACGTTGTCGTATATCATACGTCTACCACCTCAACTACTTCCTGATGACTATTTGCCCAGCTCTCGGCTTCCTCTTTTGTGTCGAAACGTGTAGCATCATTGATGTAGTATCTATTAAATGCAATACCATGTTTTCCCGTTAAAACATAACCATGATGACCACCATCGTCAGTTTCTTTACTTCTTACAATCCACTTCTTAGGTTTCTCAACTTCAAATACATCTTCACCATTCACCCAACGAATAATTGCGATTAATCGGTTGTTGCTTTCGTAAACTGATACACAACCATCACGCCACCAGTTATACAATAAAGTAGGCAGATTACTAAGGGCTTTACAACCAATAAACGAGACATTATCTAATCTTAATGTTTCTTTCCAATCTTCTAGCTTGTTAATAAACTCTTCTGACACCACATATTTATCGCTCATCTGCTTCACATCCTTCATTATCATCTGCACGAAATACCTGCACGACAGCGCTGCCTATACTGCCAAATTCCATATAACCATGACCACCATTTTCATCTTCTTTAGTCATTAGTAGCCTCTCTCAATCATCTTGAGCGCCTCGTGAACTGTGAATTTATCATTTTCATGTTCATGTTCAAACTCTGCCCAATCTTGATACCCACGACTTTCAGCAAACTCATTTAAGTCTTTAAGTCCTACCCATTCTTTCATCTTCATACGGGTTTATCGGTCTTCACACCCTCGGCTGTTTGTTGTTAGTTCTCCCAATTTATTTCGACTCGGGGGTTATCTTTATCAATGCCTCTAAAATCGTCATACGTCGCCACCACAAAGTTTAAATTGTCGTTTGGCATAAATACCTGTCCACGGACTGAACTTGCCTGAAAGGCGTCAAAAATGAACTTATGCGTAAACGTCCAGTTATCTAAGTCCGTGCGTCTGTCTGGCAAGTACCAATCAAACTTAAATTTAGTCTTTGCTCCAATCGGAGCAAGTCCATCGACCATGGCTTGGTCAACTAGTGGCATGATTTTAGCTTGAATTTGATGCTTGCGCTTGTTGGCAATCATTCGCCCAGCACGCATACCATGGATCATAATCCAATTATTTAAAGTCATTTTGACTAACCGCATCTTGCCTTGCTTTTTCATTTTCATCGGGATAATAAATGCCGTTAGCGGAATTACTAACTTTGCCATTAAGCTACCCGCACAATCTTAAAATCACTGGGCTTCATGCCATAAACACTTGCTAGATATTCTTGCTGGTATGCCACCTGCTTCAACGAATATGCACCCCAATATCTATCTTCATTCAAAACATGGGCGTGTAGTTCATATTTTGGTTCTTCGTCCACCATTACACCTCCCTGATGTCTTTTAATTTAACCATTGCGATTACGTGCGCAGGGTTCTTTGGAATTAACCTTGAAAGCGTGGCATTGTCATATTTGTTAGCTAAAGCAATTGCATTATCATTTGATGTGATAATGGTGGCTTTGCCTTTTCTGGCATCTGCTAATCGAAACAACATACCCGCTACTTTTTCTTTGGCTTCCTTTTGAGTTTCCTTACCAAAATCATCAAGTATCAGCACATCAACTTCTCGCATGTATTTCTCAACAACTGCTAACTCTTGTTGCAATTTCTCATCATGAAATGGTTTGTATGTCATATCTCGCCATTCAACTAGCGAAACAAACATCTTGGAATATTTTTCAGTTAAGCCTGCTAGAATTGCTAACGCCAATGACGTTTTTCCAGTCCCTGCTTTGCCATAAAACATCACGTTGAACAATTGACCGTCCAACTCTTTCATGACCTTATATGCTTGATTAGCAACGTTTCTGGCGGTCTGTTCATTTTCACCTTGTTTAGTTGGTTGCCAATCTTCAAAAGTGAATGAACGTTTGTCTTCATCACCCCATAAACTAGCTGCTAAATATTTATTACGCTCTTGGGCTTGCCATTTGGCAGTGATTGCTTGGGCATCTTGCTGTTCTTTGGCAGCACGTTGTTCTGGTGTTAATTTTTTAGGTTCTAAACCTTTAGCACGCAACTGCTGTACCCAGCTTTGCATTGTGTCAGTCATACTTCACCCCTCCAATGCGCTTCCATTTCTCGTGCCCATTCAGCATTATCATCATTAGTTGGCACTTGGTTACTCTGTCTCTTCTCTTTATAATCTTGTTTACTGGCATTCCACTTAGCAACAGTGGTGATGCCGTTTTTAACCTTATCTTCCAAAATTGCTCGTACGTAATTATAGTTACGTTTACCATTGTCAGACGCTTCTTCTAGTGCCTTAATAACGACACCAATTTCTAAACCATCATCTTCAACATAGGCGTATAGGTTTTCAATTTGTATTGGTTGTAAAATTAGTGCAAAACCAGTTTCATCAATTGCTTGTCCTAAATCTTCATGAGCGGTGGCGGTTGTGGTGGCTTCTTCTGCCTTACCTACCTCTAACCTACCCTTACTCTTAACTAACCTATCCTTACCTACCCTTACCTTACCTGTGTCAACAATTCGTGGACGTACCGTCGACGGGTCGTCCACGTGATACTTCCCATTATCGTCAATGCCCAGTCTATCAAGCTCTTGGGTATACATTGTTTGGTTATAAGTGTCTTTTCTGATGTAGTTATGAATACGCCAATCACGAATTACGACTACGCCAGATTGTTCGAAAGGAATCAGTAATTGTTTTGCAATTAGCAACTTTTCATCATCGTTAGAAGCCCCAACCATGCGCTTAATTGTGTTGATATTTCCAATAAACCCATCATCATCTGCATGCATATTCAAGTGAAAATACAACGCTTGCGCTGATAATGGCATATCCAAAAATATATCTGTATCAGTTACTTTCTTACTAAACATTCTGCGTTGTGCCATATTTCCTCCTAGAATGGTAATTGGTCTTCAAAGTTATTGCCGTTGCCATACCCCCGTGATCCACCAAAATTATTTTGCTGTGGTTGTTGGCGCTGTTGATTGAAGTTCCCTTGTGGTGCTTGCTGTTGGTTGAAATTGTTTTGTTGCGGTGGCTGTTGATTAAAGTTATTTTGTTGTGGTTGACTAGCCCCACCTTGCTTACGTTGGTCAGTCACTTCCTTGCTTTCTAATAGCGAGAAGTTATTAACGACAACTTCAGTAACGAATACTTTTTGTCCTTGCTGGTTATCATAGCTACGTGTTTGTAGTCGTCCTTCCAGTCCAATCAATGAACCTTTAGCTGTCATATTTGCCATGTTTTCAGCGCTCTTACGCCAAATAACAAAGTTAATAAAGTCGCTACCTCGTTCACCATTACCGTCAGTAAATGAGCGTTCAACTGCTACTGTTGCACTGGCTACGGCTGTACCTGACGTGGTATATTTCAACTCCATATCTTTAGTTAGTCTGCCAGTTAGTGTGACGTTGTTTATCATCTATTTCCTCCATTCGTTTGTAGGTCATAATGCCTAGCTGATTTAATGTTTGTGGATCTAATAAAATTCCCTTAATGTGGTATTTTTCTTTGAATGTTGGCCAACCTAATTTGTGTGCCTCTTGATGATGTTCACGACATAAAGCTATGAGATGCTTTTGCCGATGGTCGACTAAATTGCGGTCGTTACCCATGCCAACTGCGTCGAGATGGTGAACGTCAGCGTGTTTGCCACAAATAACACATGACCGATATTTCAACGATTGATACATATACATATCCAAATCGTCTTGATAAGTAAGTCCGCTATGTGACATTGGTATGTGGTTTCTAATCGCATAATCAAGTAAGAATGTGATAAATTCCCTTGCAGTTGTCATATCAGCATTTGCAAAACTGAAATATGGTGTACCAGTTTCAGCAGTGAAATAGTGTTTCAACCATTCCTTACACTCCTCTGGTACATAGCCTGACCACCTAGCAATTTCGCCAATGATCGCATAAGCCTTTTTACGCTGAACATTGCTCAAATGTCGTTCATCTTGTACATTAACCACAACCTGCGGTTGGTCTTCGGTAGTAAACAGGGACAAGCTTGCCAGCTCTTCACGATTTTCAAGCGTAATAACTACTTGATTACCATTTATCGCTGTAATTTTTCCCCATAAATCCATTACAAAACTCCTACATTTTCTGGATCAACACGATAAGTTGACCGATACAATCGACTATATGTTTTTGCTTGAACTGGTTTCTCTTCACCATTGATTAGCCTGACGATATGGTCTTGGTTTGCTAAGATTTCACGCATGCCACGATCCAACGTTTCCTGTTCAATCTTGTAAATATCGGCTAATGGCTCATCTTCTTTACTGACTGCCACAATGTATACTTCAAATTCTTTGCCAGTCATTTGGCGTAACATTTCTTGATAAGCTGCCATTTGAATGTGGTAGCCCCTACTGATGAAAAAATTCTCGTATTCGTTGTAGTAGTCAGACCGTTCACCACCTACTAAGCCATGTGATTCCTTTAGTGATCTAACTGTTTTGAAATCGACAAAGTATTGTTCTTCTAAGTTCACCGCATCTAACTTGCCACGCCAATCAACACCGTTTATTGAACCATCAATGACATACTCTTTATCAGGCGCACCGTTTACTAATGCCATAATGACCGGGTCTGCTTCAATGCGTTTAATCATTTTTTGAGCAACTTTGAATTCCGTTTTTAAATCACCCTTTGTCTTGCCACGTTGTGAAATGATTTCAGGATGTTCATCAATAAACGCTTGGTGAGCTTGTGGGCTTTCAAAATACGAATGTAAGAAATTACCTACTAGCAAGGCTTTATTGTCATCAAAGATGTTATAAGTGCCTGCCATATTTGCTAATGCTTCTGCTTCCCCGTTGAACAAGAAGTTCTTGAAAGTAGATGCGTGCATGTGAATATACGCTTCTCTTGGGTCATAATAATCTAATTCTTCTGCCATGATTTACCCCCAAAACTCATCTGGTTGATAAGGCGTGTCACCCATGTCAATCTCTTCATCAGGTTCCGTCTTTTGCTCATTCAAGTAATCTGCTACTCGTTCTAACAATTGGACTTTAGTTGCACTCTGTTGATATAGCGTGTGATGTTGATCTAACCAGTGTTTTATTTCTGCTACCGTATTTTCGCTATTTACTTGGTCAGGTGCGCTTTTAACTGGTTCATCGGGTAATTCTTCAACTTGGGCTGTTTCGTCGTTAAACGGCAATTCTGCGTCGCTTATGACGTCTTTCTTTGGTGCTGGTTCTGGCTCAGGTTCACTGACTTCTTTAACAGGTTCTGGTTCAACATTCTCTGGTTCCTTTGTAGCAACCTTAGCCATGCGAGATAAGGCATTTTGCTTTGGTGCTGGCGTCACATCTTTAGGATCGTCATCATAATTATTCTCATTGGCCGTGGTGCTATTAATTGCTGCAATCAAGTTATCGTCATCTCCTGAAGTGTTGATAATATTCTTAGCTGCTCGGTTGATAACCGTACGTTTTGCCATTTCTTCAGGGAACTTTTTATGAACATTGGTAGATCTTGCTTGTCCCCATGATGTATCAATTTGTTTCTTAGTCATGACCTCATATTGCTTTTCCCTATCAGCCTTAGTAATTACTGCATAGGCTCCGACAATTTCGTTGTCTAGCTTCATGAAATCAGTGTGATGTGCTTTGACAATCAAGCCGCCATTCTCATCGTAATCAACATCAAATTCTTCATCTTTGCGTACAACATATGCTTGAATATCCTTGATATCTTTCAAACGTTTTAGAACTTGTTGTGTTCCAAAATATGATCGTTGCATTTGTAGTTGGTTACCGTATGCAATGAAATAGACTTGAGTCTTTGCTGGGCTTAGCCCTTGTACAACCATGTCAAATAATGTCTTTTTGATTGAATCTGCCGATACGTTGGTAATACCCTTTACCGTTGGCAGCGTTGCCACCGCCTCTTGTAGTGCATTTGCAACATGGTACCCATCAGGTACCTTAAAACCTTGTGATTCAACTAGGTCCTGAAAATTTTTAGTTACTGAGTTGGCAACTAATTGTTGTGATGCAGTTTTTGAAATATTGAATGTCTCTGTCATTGTCTTTCCTCCGTATTAACTTTGTAACCGTTCTTTTTTATCCATGTTTCAGACTTTTCTAGTGGAATGTACTCACCATCTATTTCCACAATTTTGTCTCCTAAATAGATTTCGTCACCCTCGAAGTCATAGCCCCAAGGTGCTTCATCATCTGGTGGATCTATCAAGTCATTTGGCATATAGTGCCTCCTTGTGTTAATCTTGAAGGGTAATTTGTCTCCAAGCTAATTACCCAACGTCTGACCAGTGCCATGGTTAGACGTTTTTTTGTGTCCGATTAAGTAATCAACTGATACATCAAAGTAATCAGCTAATTTAATTAACATATCTATACGTGGTTCACGTTCGCCATGTTCATATCCAGCGTATGTAGAACCGGGTATGTTCAGTTCTTTAGCTGCTTCTTGTTGTTGCATTCCCTTACCTTTGCGCAATTCTTTTAATCTCATTTCTTACACTCCCTGTTCTGCTCTCCACTTGTATTCGTACATCAATCCCTTGAGCGTATATGGTGAAATGCCAGTTTGTTCAGATACTTTTTTATACAACTCTTCGAGTTCTTTACCTCGTGCATCGGGTTGCTTATCACGATATGACTTAAAAATTTTGTAATTAACTTCCCACTTTTGATGTATTTTTTTGTCGTGCTTGCGTGACTTTGCTATTGAGTTTTCTTTTTTCCAACTTAACGTTACGTATCCATTTGTTAGTTGTGCTTCATTATTGACTGGTAAACTCACCAAGTCTTTTGATTTTGAAAAGCCGTGATGTAAATTACCTACACCTGTTGATCCAATATCATAATCTGCCATGTTATTTCCTTTCCAATAGTCGCTTATCAGCAGTTGCTTTACCGTCAGTGATACGAATTAACAACCAACTGGTTGCTCGCATGATACCTTTGATAAACCACAAAATTTGAAGCTTGTATGTGTAAGCTGGATAGATCACACACATTACTGCGATAGTTGGCAAAATCGCTGCTAACATTGCCATACCTAGTAACTGAATGAACATTACCATTTCTGCTAACATGTCTTACCTCCTCCCTAATACCAATTGCTTAATTTACTGAAACGCACCACATCATGATATGAGTACGTGATAGTACGTTCATTAGGTGTTTTGTCAGGGACATTGCGTTGGAACAATTCAGTGGGTTTAATCTTAAATCTGAAAGTGTTCACGCATACCCCTAAAATCTTGCACGCCTCTTTTTGCGTGACCTTGCGGTTACTATCTGGTTCCATAGGCTACACATCCCAATCAATCTTCTTTAGTTCATTCAAATCTAGGTCTAACGCAATGGATACCTTCACCATTGCTGGCAACGTCAACCTATTTCGTTTGCCGTTCGTAACGTCATATAACGCTGCGATAGATACACCCGTTACATTTGCTAACCAATAGCGTGTTTTATTACCTTTTAAACGCAGTCCATTGTTGATTATTTCTGCTAGTGACATCTTCCTAACCCTCCGTTATTTTATTTCCCAATCCGTACTCCATTAACGTACTCACGCTTGCTTAGCGTGAAAGTAAAGTTGAATAAATTAAGTTGAATCCAACTTATGTAGTGTTCGTCAGACTCATCGGTAAATCTTGTCATATAGTGATGAAACATCTCCTACACCTCCAATTCAGTTTGTAAGTTCAAATCACGTACTTGTAACGCTAAGTTAGTTGGTAATTGCCATGCCTTGATGTAACTCATACCTTCATCAAACTTCGATAATGGCAATGCGTCATAGCGTGGTACCTCAAAGTAATCTTTAAAGTCGCCACCGATTTGTCGGAACGTCTTGCCACTAAGATGTTGATAAGCGTTTGACTCAAAGCCACCTAGCAAGGTAACAATGTGTCGCTTACGTGCTTGCTCTAATGACTTAGCTTGTGATGCCGGTAAACCGAAACGGTCTTTCAATTCATCAACTGTGGTTTCTACTTCATCAATACGCTTGTTTTGTTCCTCATTAGCTGATTGAATGACTTGCAACATTTCTGCGTTGTTTTGTGGCAAGCGCAAAGCTGGTTGTGCTTGATAACTTCCATTTTTACGAATGCTTGGTAAGACTTCTTCTGTTACCCATGCTTGGAATCGTTCAGCCGTTTCGTTGTTAGCCTTGATTGCCAACTTGTAGAATTGCGGTTCAGTGATGAAATCACCTTTCTCCACTTGTGGAGAATTTACGCCAAGGTACTTATTTACACGTTGCCAGCGAACATACTTACCATTTGATTCAACAATTCCCAATCCAATCGCTGCGGTTTCTACATCGAACATTACTTGTCCGTTTACTTCCTTAACTTTTAAGTTGTCAAATACCTGCACTTCATTACTCATGGTTATACCTACTTTCTTTGTTGTTATAATTGTTTTACTGGCTTATTTGCCTAGTTCACTGAAAGGAACTTGACTATGGAATCTCAAATATTATCGTTATATCGGAATGCCATAAATGAAGGTGCCACTTCGTTTGATATTCCGATGGATATCTGTCAATCAGAAACTGAAATAAGAAAAACTTTCAGAAAATACAATATTTCAGTTGATGTTTATCAAAATTGGACCAGCTATACCGTTAAAATTTTATAATTTTTAAAAACGCTTTTATTGATGGATAATCAGTTTAAGCGTTTTGTTTTTGAAGGCATCATCATCGTTGTTGATATAAGGTGCTACAAACGCAATTCTTTTTAAATGAGCCATATTATGACCATCAATTTCTTTTCCAACAAGATCATTAAAATCAATATCATCTATTTTTAAAGTCGCATAGCTGCCAGCATATGACTTTATTTCAATATCATGTTTTGTTAAATCAATTGAAATTTCTTCTATTTTTTCCATGTTTAAGCCTCCTCATGCTTTTAGTAACCAACAATTACTTGAAGCATTTTTTTGTGTTCGTCTTCAAGACCATTGAAGTATGGAGCTGTAAAATCAATTCTCTTAAGAGATTTAATTTTTATGCCATCGACTGAAACATTTGGTGTTGGAAAATTAATTCCATCAATTTTTAATTTCACATAACTTCCAGCCTTAGAAATAATTTCTACATCGTGCTTTGCTAAATCAATTGAAATTTCTTCGTATTTATTTCCCATGTTTAAGCCTCCTTATAGTTCTAACCAGTTTTCGCCATCATAATTTGTATAAGTGAACAACTTGTTTACATACACATAGGCTTGTCGATTATTTGCCTGACCACCTAACAATTGATAAACGTAAGATGGTGTTTTACCAATATAATTAGCAAGCTCATCAACGCTAATTTGTTTGTAATCGATATAGTCTTTAAAAGCTTTTCGTGCATCAAACAAAGTTTTGTTTGCTTCCTTAATGCTCATAGATTTAACCTCCTATTTAATTTTCAAGTAAAATTCATTGACTAATTTGTGCACAGTGTGTAAAATTAGTGCATAGTTAAAAACCGCAATAAATAACTACATTTATCATGTCTACCTCGCCAAAAGTACATTTGATAATTGCTTGTTTTTTTGTTGCTTATTACTTGAATAATTAAAGTATAACACACTGTGTACAAATATCAAACATTTTTGTGCACTTATTATACTTTATTTGTTCTTGAAGTTTGGAGAACATTAGTATGACAACTTATGAACGAATTCAAAGCGCTGCTAAAAAACGCGGCATGAACTTGCGTGAAGTCGCAAAATCGGCTGGTTTAAAAAGTGAGACCGCTATATATAGGTATAATCAAGGTGTTACTCCCAGAGAGTCCACTTTAAGGTCAATTGCTGATGTTTTAAATGTTTCAGTCGACTACCTATTAGGTAATACTGACGATATGCACGCTAATAAAAAAGCCGACACTTCTAGTGACGACTTAAAAGAATATTTTGATGAACACCCTGTTTTAAAATTTGATGGTAAGGAAATACCTGACGCAGAGATGAAAATTATTAAGCGTATATTGGAGGATATGGATGATTGATATTTTAGATTACCTACTCTACCTGTGTAGAAGCCTAGGTATTAACTATAAAATATCAGATGAATTAGATAGCTCCATTCCCGACATCAGCGTACCTTCTCAAAGAAAAATAATCATCAATGCTAACTATGGTACGAATGTTGAAGTAGCGTTTAGATTAGCGCATGAGATTTCTCATGTTATGCTTGGTAATTATGAAGAGAATTGTATTTATCAGTTTTCTATCGGTACTCGTAGAGTAAGCGAGCGTGAAGCAAATGAGAACGCTGTAAAAATTTTGGGCAAATTTGTATATGCAGATACGCCAGTTGAATATCGCAATTATGTAAATTTCATGAATGAGTTTGGGCTACCGTCTTCATTTGAACCTATGGTTGAGGATATAATTAAGGAAATATAAACATACGTGCAAACCTGAACCACGTTAAAAGCTGTTTAAGGAGTTTTAAGTATGAAGTTGAAAAATTTAGCAATTGCTAATGGAGTTGTTGGGCTAGTTGGAGGAATCGTTTTATTATTTGGTGGGTGGTTCGTATTAGGAGCGGCTGCTAGTAGCGCTTCGGACTTGAGTGCAATGTCTGTTGTACTGTTAGTTTTAAAAGTCGCAATTTTAGTATTAGGAATTATTGGAATCGTTAGTTTTAATAAGCGCCCTATTATTACAAAATCTCCCAGTGTTTTATTGATTATAGGTGGTGCAATATCAATTATTCCGTTCATGGGATGGATTGGTGGAATTATTTCAATAGTAGGTGGTTCACTATACCTAGCTAGTTTAAAAAAATTCAACGTTAAATAAAACATTTTAAATTAAGACGGTAAAAAAACACGCACATCCTCAGCTACCAAACTTACAGTGTACGTGCATCTCAATATTAACAAGCGGTTTTATACGCTTTTATTTAACGTATCTATTATAGCAGACCTAGACACGTCTTTAAACTATCTATATTTTTTACATGAAAGGTTAGGTTTAAACTAATGTCAGTTGAAAAACAAAGAAAAACTTGGCGCGCAATTGTCAGCTATCAAGTTGATGGCAAACGTAAAAAAGCCACTAAAGGCGGTTTTAAGTATAAATCAGAAGCCCTAGCTTATGAGACAATGCTTAAAGCAAAACTCAACCAAGGCTATGATATTGAGTCTAGTAAGCAATTGTTTACAGAGTTCTATGATACCTGGTTAGATAATCACATCAAGTCTGGTATCAAGCAACAAACGATTGCCAATCACATTGCTACACAAACTATCGTTCACGAACATCTACAAGATGTTACTTTGGAGCAAATGAACCGCAAAAGGTATCAGCAGTTCTTAGATGATCTAAGCACAACGAGAACGGCTAGTTCAGTGCATCAAATATCCATGCGTGTTGGTATGTGTTTAAAAGAAGCTTTTAGCGATGGAATTATCAAAACAGACCCAACGTTTAATCTAAAATTCAAAGGCACTCATGAAAGCAAACCAACTGATCTAAAATTTTTAGAAGAAGATGAATTTAATAAGCTAGTTAAATATATTGAAGATACCCCCATGACTGCACCTAATTTCATGATATACACTGCTGCCCTTTCAGGAATGCGTGCAGGCGAAATTTTGGCGCTGACTTATGCTGATTTTGATATTAAAAATAGCAAAATATTAGTTACTAAATCAAAGACTAATCGAGTACCCTATCAATACACGACACCAAAAACGAAACAGTCCGTGCGTGAAATAACCATGCCAACATATTATTTTGAGCAGCTAGAACGGTTTAAAAAGATGTTTCCAAATACAGATGAACATATATTTGGTGAAAAAACTTCACAGTCAGTACCGAGCTATCGTTTGAGGTGTCTTACCAAAGATCTAGATATTAAGCCTATTTCTTTTCATGGTTTAAGGCATAGCCACGCAAGCATTTTAATTAACAACGGAGTTGATATTGCTTATGTTAGCGAAAGATTAGGTCACAGTTCGGTTAGTGTAACCCAAAAAGTTTACTTTCACTTTCTTAAAAAAGCACGAGAAAACGAAGAAGAAAAGATGCTAAATGTGTTCAAAAAATAGTTCCCAAATAGTTCCCTAATTTGAAAATAGTTCCCAAAAGTTCCCTAATTTTGATATTTGTCGATAATAAATGATACTAAATAACACTACAAAAAACGCACAAAAAAACCGTCGCATAGGCATTTAGCGCTATGCAACGGCATTTGTAGGAGTTTGCAATTAAGCAAGTCCGTATTTCTTGTTGAACTTATCAACAGCACCATCTGCAGTAGTAAACTTTTGCTTACCTGTGTAGAATGGGTGTGAATCTGAAGTAATTTCAACACGGATCATTGGGTAAGTAGCACCCTCAAATTCGATAGTCTCGTCAGAAGTACGAGTAGAACCTGACAAGAACTTGTAACCAGTAGTTGAGTCAACGAATACCACTTGGTGGTAATCTGGATGAATTTCAGCCTTCAT